TCTTCTATCCGTACCACCTGCATCTGACATAATAATACCACCTGCAGTTGGTGTTGAATCTGTTTGTACTTCTAATGCACTTACAGATGTTGTTTCTGCTATTGTAGCTTGTACGTTATGACCTAGTGCTACAGCTCCTGCTGCAGTTGCGTCAGATTCGTTACCTATTGCAACTGCGTCTAGTGCAGATGCACCAACGTTAGCACCAATTGCAATACCTCCAGTTCTAAAACCGCCGGCAGTTACATTAGCAGTTTCACCGATTGCGATTGCCCATGCAGCAGAAGTGTCTGCATTTTTACCTATTGCTATAGAAGTACCACCTGCAGCGTCAGCACGATAGCCAATTGCTATACCCTCATCCTGTGGTGCAATAGCTTCATTACCAATTGCAATAGAGACGTTGGAAGCATTGCTGTCTTCACCTATTGCTAGTCCACCACCAGCATTTACATTTGATACTGCAAATGCGTTAGTACCAATTGCAATACCACCTTTAGTATTTCCAAAGTTATAGTCTACTGCTTTATTTACTGTAGCACCATTACCGATTACAATTGCTTTACCGTCGTTGTAAAGGTCTGTTGCAGCGGTTACAGTAGATGCTGCACCATTACCAATAACAATATCACCTTCATGTAAAGTTACAGCAGCAGTTGTTGTTAATGCAGCTGCAGATTTCATACTGTCTGTTTGACCGCCGGTAACTAAACCAGCCGCACCACCACCTGCAGCATCAATTGTAACATTGTTGTTTGCATCATTGGTTAGTGTAATATTAGTACCAGCTGTAAGTGTTACAGTAGTTTGTGTTGCATCAGAACCGTTAAGATCTAATTCAACGTTTGCTCCACTCTGCACTGCATCTAAATCATAAGTAGTATTTACTCCTGTTGGTAGACCACTCACAGTACTACCTGTAAAGTCCACAGTACCACTAACAAAGTTAGTAGCTGTATTACTCATCTCAAGGTTAGTAGCTCCACCTGAGCCATCTTGGATAGCTTTAGCGGTAGCTGAAAGAGCAGCGTTATCGTTTGTTTTTATCAGTCCTAGATATGACTGATCAATTTGTTGTCCTGTTAATGTTGACATAATATCTGTTGTTTTTTAAATTTTTATATTAGGGTGTGAGAGACCAAGTTCTAACTTCAGTTTCCCATTGCGTTGCGTTTTGATTCCATATGAATGATCCTACTGGTGGAGTTCCATTACATGCATCATTAGCAATTGCCCACCACCATGAGGCATTCTCAGGTGCTGTTATATTGTAATAATTTGCTAATGCAATAGTCCAACTACCATATAGTGGTTGCGTAATACCTAAGTATTCACAATAAGCTTGAATCCAACTACCGTTTACTGGTTCTGTTATACCATAATAAATACATAGTGCTGACATCCAGCTACCTCCAGTAGGGGTTGTAACTGCATTGTTAGTTATACATTGTACGTAATCTTGTACCGCTAATTTTATATCCATATTATTGTCTTAATTTTGCTATTGCGTCTATTGCTCCCTGTGCGCTTATGTACACTCCAGCTATAATAACCCAATCAGAACTTGTTAAAGTCTCTGAGAAGAGCCCGAAACAAGCCACAACGAATACCATAAGCTTTCTGCTTATATATCTATTTAGTATTTTGTCTGTTGCTGCTTTCATTGCTTAAGTATATTTTCAGTTTCTTTATATTAGACTTTGTGCTTTTAGTTGCAGCCCCCACAGTCGGGGTCTCCGTCACAACCGCAGTCCGCGTAGATCCATAAATCATTTCTTCGTAGAGGTATATTTGTTTGCAATCCGCTAAAATATGGACTACGTCTATCTGGTGACATACCGTCACTCGGTGTTGGGTTTTGATATAATAGGAACATATTAGGATGCTGTCGTAAAAACTCTAACATTCTATTACTATAGAACTGTGCCATATCTAGTGCTTGTTCTCTAAGATATTTCATTTCATCTAGAGTTGTTGCGCCAGTTTCTTCACTTGCTCCATTTAAGATACCTTTTTCTACATACTTATATTTTAAGTTAGGTAGTAGGTAGTATAATGCATATTGAATTAGACAAGGACCTACGTAGTCTTTTAAGAATGCTGATTCTTCTAAGGTTAAGTCATTTGCTATGACACCTTCTTTAAGTCTATTGTAAAAAGGAGTTCCTAAAATATTTTGAATTTGACTGTCTTGTGCAAGAAGTATAGACGGTGTTAATACATCAATACGAATATTGTTGTCTAAGCTGGTCCATTGCTTCATTCTTTGTTCTGAGACTAATAATACTGTTTCCATTATAGTGATTCTATGTTTTCTTGTGGTCTAGTATCTTCTATTTGTTCTTCATTAACTAGTTTATTAGGTCTTACTTTAAGAGCTACGTTGTAACCAGCTAATCTTAGAATATATCCAAATGTAGATAATATCTTCTTTCTTTTAGGTTCTACTACAGTTCCTTCGAAGTGTGCGTATGAAACCTTAATCTCTTCCGCGTTAGAGCTAAAACCGGCACTGTCCTTGATACCCAATAGTAATGGACTAGTAATACGATGCGCAGTTAATATTCTAGACGATATACGCGATTCTAATAATATGTAATAATCATCGTTTGTCGATGCGATTGGAGTTACTTCTGGAACTTTATCTGGTTCTGAAAAGCTTAAAAAGAAGCGCCCCGCATTCTCTGTACCTGTAAATGTCTTTTCTATTTCTTTGTACACACTTGATCTTTCTTCCGGAGTCGGTGTGCCATTTCGAAACGCGATAAACATACTTGGCGCTAGGCCATTTGCTATATTGTTTGCGTGGAATCGACTAACTTGTGCGTCTAGACTGATATCATTTAATGCCGCAATGTACTGGGGAAGTGGAGTGACATCGTTTCCAGGAGTATAACCATAACAATAATAGATCTGTGATGCATTGTCACCTTTATTATCTGTAGCATCAAATGCTCTATAGGTAATATAAGGATTCTTTCTTAAGTATGCCCAATCAGATGAGTACATGTACTCTTCTACTACATCTTCTTCATTAGGTTTACCTGATCTTACATTAGCAAATGGTAAGTGATATACTTCCGAGATCTTTGTACGGTCTTTAGACCATATAACGTTAACAGCATATCCTCCATAAAGTACGTAATCTAAAGAAATCTTTTCATAAATCTCATCAATTGTTTCGCCTTTTTGGTTAATATATTCGTCTCCGATCGTTTCAATACCATCGCCCACGATGCCAGCTGTAATAGCGTCAACGCAAGTATGATGCATTGCAGATGTGTCATATAGTTTAATTAATGATTGTGGAAATAGGTTGTCTCCGCCATAGTAGATGTAATCTTTACCTCTGACTTCTTTGATTTCTGGTAATTCAATAGCTTGGAATTCTGATCCCTTAATTGAATAAATGCCTTCTGGTGTGTTTCTCATATTGTCTTTTAATAATTAGGTCTATAAAATACATCAGCAACACGTTCTTCGGTTGCAGGTGTACTTATATATTCGGTTATTCCTAAACTACCGCCTGGAGATGTGATTATTTTAACTAATCCAGCTTCTAGTGTATCACCGGCGGAAGTATTTAACCTCCAATTATATATCCCATTTTTATGTTCGTCTCCAAACCCAATTGGGAATGTAACTTCTAATGTAGAGTACCTTGCGTTAGTTTTAATAACAGTTACTCCTAATGGCAGAGCCTGATGTGAGTACTGAGATATTAATATAAAAGCATATGCAGCTGGTACCAAACTCATATTGGTAATATTTACTGTAAATTGCTGTGTTAATTGGTTTTCGGGTACTAATATTGTCATAAACTTGTTATATTTAGTCGTATACATATATAAATATAAAAGTATTGTAAATTGACATGGAGTATAAAAGGATAAAATATGGTAAGTATAAGTGCAATCAATGGCATAAATTAACCGGTTTAAAGTCAGTTAGTCATGTTATAGATAGAATTAAACAAGAACTAGACTGGACTGATTATGAATTATGGGCGGTTGGTTCTATTTTACTAGACGTTAAAGCAGAAGATCTAGATCTCATTATTATGGGGCCAGTAGATGCTGTCAAGGTTAATAAGTTACTAGAAGGATGTATAAGAATATCATTTGAAGAGCAGGTGTATACAGATGTTAAATTTAGTATAGATTCAGAAATGTGGTGCGGAGATCTAACTACTCCGATGACTATAACGTATGCAACTTATACAGATAAGAAAACTATTAATGGAGGAACTGTATGGTCTTCTAGACCAGTAAACGGCTTCTTTTTAAGAAACGTCACATGGCCGATGGCTAAGGCATTAAAACCCGGTAGACAATACAAAGAACCAATGAAACTAATTTAGGCTAGCCACTATAACTACTATGAAAACATACTTAATATATCATATACCAGGTAAAAAGATTGGATGTACTAAAGATCTATATAAGAGAATGAGTGACCAAGGTTTTACTCAATGGGAAATCTTAGAAGAACATAATTGTATTTATGAAGTATCAGATAGAGAGATACAACTACAGAAAGATTATGGATTACCAGTAGATAAAGTACCTTATTGGAAATCAGTACAGAATAGATTTAAGTGGACTAGTGAAACTGCCGCAGCCGCTGGTAGAAAAGGAGGTACTACAACAAGAGACATGGGTCACTTTGCATCTCTTAAAACTAAAGAACATCAAGCAATGGCAGGTAGAGCAAATAAAGGTCTGCCAAAACTTAAATCACCATGTCCTAAATGTGGAGTACTAATAAGTAATACTAATTTACAAAGACATATTGATAGAGTAATATCTTGTATATAAAAAAAGGACCGCATTTCTGCAGTCCTTCTTCATTTGTATTGGTTTACTAGTTACGCTACAATTATTGATGCGTCTACAGTAAACATAGGTTTTGGCTCTAAGCCACCGATTACTATCTCATACCCGTTACGATCACCATAAGCAACACCTGTCGTAGCAGACGCTGATATTAGGAACGCACCTTTTTCAATTCCAACTGACCAGTAGTTTCCATTACCGTCTTTTGCTACGACACACATTGTCGTGGCCTGAGCGAGTAATAATAACTGATCTCTTTTAGTCGCAGACATTGAATTAAATACTGCTGTTAATTGTTGGTCAAAAAACAAAGTCGCGTTTTCTTGTGAAACTGTAGTAGTTTCAGTTATTGACGACACTTGTCGGGGTGTTTCGAAGACAAACCAATCGGCTGGAACTAGAGCAGCACCGTTTACAGTTATCGCACTAATGTTACCTGCACTTTCAGTAATTGACTGTACGGGCCCATTTGCGATATAAATAGTTTCTACACCTCCAGTATTTTCATTACATAGGTCTAAAAATCCTGCGGTTATTGCTGAACAACTCATATATTATTGGTTTTTTTTTAGTTAATTAAATAAGAGGGAACCTTTACGATTCCCTCTAAAGTTTATTTGGCTATTATGCCATATCGTTAGTAGCGAACAAGTTCACTTCACCAACTCCTACACCCATCCTGAATGCAGATCTGAACTTTACAATATCATCTGATTCAGAGTAGAAGAACCTAAAATTATCTAGCTCGTCCGTAAGGCCGGTTGCTGCTAAGATCATCTTTCCAGGACCTGCAAATTTGTAATCAGATCCTACTAAACCAGAACTCTTGATTACTTGCGCGTTTGTACCTGGTAACATAATAATGTCATTTCCTGATACTGAATCATAGTGATATAAGTTAGATGCTACTAAGCCTCTTGCAAGTGCGCGGTATGCATCTGGAGATACTACCATGATGATATCATCTCTATCTTTTACTGCTTCATCGATTGCATCATAAAGGTCTAATGCTTGCTCAACTGCGTTAGTTGCAGTCCATGCAGCAGGTACTCCTGGCTGTAAGTTTGCACCGTTAGCTGAAGTAATCTGTCCTTTAAGACCTAATGTAGTATTAAAACCATTGATTAAGAAACCTTCGATATATTTTGTTAATTTGTCTGCGTAACTTTGAGAAATTACTTCCTCAAAAGGAATGAAATCGTTACCTGTACCTGCATTCATAAATGCTGATTGGTATACACTTCTTAAATCTTCGACGCAAAGTTCGCTCTTACTTTGGAGCGATTCGATTGTAACGTTTACTTGAGAATAAGTTACTGTATTCCCGTCTGTATTTGTCCAACCACATGCTAATGATGTTACAGGTAATGCTGCATCCACCAAATTTATTGCTACTGTACCTGATGTAAATCCACTGCGTAGGTCTACATAATCAAGTAAGTCTGTTTTTAGTACTGCTTTTGATACGATGTCAAGACTCAATTGGTCTGTATACGCTGGTAAAGCAGAAATGTCAAATCCGTATGCCATAATGTTTAATTTTTGTTTTTGTTTTTAAATTATTTGTTAGTCCTGATCGCTCTTAGAGCATCCATTCTTTCTGCTAGTCTATCGTCTGCAATCTTTTTGTTTTCGCTAAACGTGTTTCTAACTGGTTTTGCTGCAGGTTCATCTGCAATTATTTGGAACTTAGCTTTAAGTTCTGTTACTTCTTCTGTTAACGCTGCGATCTCTTCGGTAAAAGGAGCAATCATCTCAGCAATACCTGATAACAACTCTTCAGTTGCTGGTATAGCTGCGTCAGAAACCGGAGCTTCAACTACTACCTCTTCCATTACCTCTTCGATAACTTCTTCAGGTTTAGCTTCTGCTTCAACTTCTGAGATTTCCATAATCTCACCATTAGGACCAACACCGATTAACTTGCCGTCGTTTGTCTCATGGATACCTTCTGGTGCGTATGGAGATTCTTCGCCTTCATCAACTCTTACAAGTAATGTTGCGCCAACCTCTAATTCACCTTCAGTGTATACCACGGTACCATCTACTAAAGTTGCATCTGCAAATTTAGCTTCAGTTACAACTGCTGTGTCTACTGCGAGCATAACTCTCAGTTTTTTAACCATGTCGTGTACTGTCATAATTTTATTATTTTTAGTTCTATCTACCTAGGGTAGACATTATTAAATATATGTATCTAGCACATTGACAAAAGTTTACACAGACGCGCGCTAATGGCACGGGTGGCTTTAGCATGATGCGCCCTCTTGGAAAGTTTTTGCAAAATAATTGCCATTTAATTTTTTTATGTCAATTTAATTTCGTATATTAGTACTATAATTAATTAAAACAAATAAACATTATGACAAATTCAAAAAAAGTACAAATTTTAAGTAACAACAACTATCATCTTAATCAGTTTACTGAAGCGATGTTTGGTGAAAAAACTTACCATCTTAATAATGATGAGGATGGTTGGTCTATGGGTAGCATTAAGAAACGTAACAATGCTATTATTACACAAACAGAACTTGATATGGTTAACACTGAATCAGAAATTATTAATCTAATTAAAAACAAATAAAAATGAACAAAGACAAATGTACACCACGCCAAATTAAATGGCTAGACGACAACAACATCACTACATGTGATCAATTGTATTCAGTAACTATGAATGCATTACGAACATGGGAATCATCTCCACGTGGTTCTAAGGAACGTAAGGAAGCTTATACTACATACTTTACGTATTGTAAAAAGATATTCCCTAAAGTAAACATGAATTACTACTCGAGTCGAGTCCACTAAAATAATTGTGAACCAATTGAAACAAAAGAATAAAGCGATATATAACTAATATAACAATAACAATTTAAAAACAAACATTATGAAATCAATTAACAAAAAGAATTACAACGACTTTCTAGACATGACAGCATCAGAATTAAGAGTTGTAGCTAAAATGGCAGAAAGAATGGCTAACGATGCAGAAGCATTAGAATCTCCAACTCAAGAAAACTTCGAACATTTACTAACAATGGATACATGTATGAGAGCAGCCTTCCACGCAATGCACAAAGGATATAGTATGATGGTTAGACCTTACTCTAGAATAACAAGAGCGGATGGATCTAAAAGAATGAAAGAAGCCTTTGAAAATATTGGAAGAACAATAGACGCAATAGAAGCAAATAACTAAATAAAAACAAATAATAATTATGGAACAACCAAAAGGACACACACACATGAGTAGCTCTGAAAAAGAAATGATCAGAGAATATCGTAGACAAAAATACTCATTATCACAAATTGCAAAGATTATGAAAAGATCTCAGTCATCTATAAAGAGAGTAGTATATGACTGGTAAAAAGAATCCACCAAAACTATCAATGGAACATGCTAACATGGTACGAGCGAAATATCTCGGCCGTGTTAGTATTAATACATTATGTAAACAGTATGGCTTAAATCGTAATAGTATAAAGTGTATACTAAAGGGTACTACCTATAATAAAGATGGTGAGTATAAAAACCTAATGGAAAAGGAGAAGACTAGTTTATTCTAGTCTTTTTTCTTTCTATGTGCTCTTATTCTAATAATGTTCAGTATAATACCTGTGATGATTAGAGCCATCGTTAATATACTGTTAAAGTCTACCATTGCGCTACCAGCTGCTGTAATAGTAGTGATGTTTGCAATTGAATCTTTAGTTTCTGCTATCATGTTAATTCTTTTGTAAGACCTCTAGGAAGGAACCTTCTACGGAAAAACCATTAAGTTCTCCAGCTTTAATTTTATTCCAGGTATCTCTGTTATTAATTTTCATTGACGTCATCCAAGTTCCTTCAGGTACATTAAATCCTAGAGCAGTTGACTTATCCATTTTAGGGTCATCTACAATCCACGATTCTAATAATGTATTCTCATTAGTTACTTCGCCATTATGATTTATATCTGTATTATGTGCGTTATTATCTGCTAAGAACTTTTTAGCAATAGTAGCAATAGTCTCTTTACTAAAATATACATGAAATAGATTACCCATTTCATCCTTTCTAGCTATAAGCTGATTGGCTATCATCGCGGGTCCTGTAACAATCATCTTGTCATCATCAGAGAACGACCATGTTTTATTGCTATTAAAGTAATAGCCGTTGTTAGCTACTGCACCAGTAGGTGACTTATAGTTTCTATTATTAGTTTTACCAGCATTGCCTACAGCAGGTCCCATACTAACTAAAACGCTTTTACCACCAGATTGATATTGTATTAATCTCTCAAAGTAATGTTGGCAGTTAGGACCTCCGCCGTATTCAAAGATACTATAGCCTTGCTTATTATGTCCAAACGACGAATTAAAATTATTCATTAAAGTAATTTCGTCATAAGTATAGACTCTATTAACCGCCATCATAACTCTACAAAATCCACGCTCACCTGCAGGTCCTGTATATCTAAATACTTCTCTCGCTGGTGTATTTGTTGGTAGATCTCCTAATGCGTCAAGTGCTCTTGCACCTTGTAAAAAATCACTGATTGTTTCAAAGCCCTGTTTAGTACCATCAACATAAATAACATCTTCAGCGTTAAATGGATATCCTGATGACCTTGCAACTCTAAGTACATATTCATGATACGTAGATAGCTGATCATCTACTTCATTAGTAGATATTGCAAATGATTCTTCTGTAAACTCTTTACGTAGTTCTTCGTATTTAGCTTTAGCGTAGTAGTCTTCTAGTACTGGTATCTCCTTATTATCTTCTCTCCACTTACTATATAGCTTAAGTGTTTGGAAACTTGGTACTGTCTCATCAAACTCTACTCTATCATCGCCCACGTTGTAATATGGATAGCCCAGGTTCGCGTTCCTGCCTGAAGCATAGTAATCATTGATATCAAGTAAACCCTCGAACTGGGATGCCGTAAGGTCTACTATCGTATTATTATCTTTATGTTGAATATACCAGTGAGTTGATGCAAAGTCTACACCGTCTACTTGGTAATGCATACCTTTAATACACTTAAGTGCGTAATCACCTGAGTAACCACCGGTTGCATAGAATAAGAATTGTGCTACTTGGAAGCAGTAACCAAACGGATATTCTGTATTGATGCCAGCTTCATTTAGCATTTTCATTTGATCTGCGTGATTTACACCACCATCTCCAGCTGCGCCAACGCCTGGTTTCTTAAATAGATCTAGATTTGCATTAAAGAATGTTTCAAACTTTTCAAAGCCAGTATTATCTACGTAACCCATTGTCTTACCACACATCCATGAACCGTCAGGCATGTGATGTTCCCATCCATCTGGGCAATCTGGATTCTCTCTGAATTCTAATTCTTTTGCGAAAGCCATCCAATTTACTTCAATAGCAGGTTTATCTACTAAGGATAAAATCTCTACTCCAAGGTCTTCGAATTCGAATTCCTCCATGTTTACTATTAGTTCTACTATTTTATTCATAACTTATATATTATAGCCTTGCCAGGTCGTTTATTTTAGCATCTGCCTCTTGTTGGTTTGTAACTTCGGAACTGACAACATACGCTCTGACTACTGTAGGTCCGGTGCTTCCTGTTTGTTCTCCTAGTGTTACTTCTGTATTTGCATCTGCATCAGCATTTGCTCCAGCTTCTAATGCAGCAGTAGGATTAAATGATGGTGCTGTAGGTACTGACACACTTGGCGCCGCACCTGCCGACTTATTACCTGGTGTCTTTACAGATACTATCTTTTTCATAGACATTAGTCCAGCGGCCACTGCAACACCCGCTGCAACTGGTGCAAGTGCAGGTCCTACAACTGGTATACCAACTACAGACTTATATGCTGCTGTAGCAGAACCGTAAGTATCTATCGCTGTTTGCGCGAGCGCCGCGGCTTTTCCAACAGCGGAGCCCTCTCCAACAATTGAGATAATACCGCCAAGTACTTGACTACCAGCAGCTAATGCATTATCTACATCTTGTTCATTAAGAGCCTCTTTAAAGTCAGAGTTCTCTTGTTCTAATTTCTTTGATTTATTATCGTATCGCTGATTGATACGTGCAATCTCATCTGCGGTTGCTCCAGCTTGCGTGATCTTCTCAATATCAGCCTGTCTTTGTATCTCTAATTCAGCCTGTGCTCTATCATAAGCACTTTGTATTAGATCTAAGTCAGCCTGTTGTAAGAGGTCTTTAACTATCTGTGCGTCTGCTATCTCTTTATCTGTTCTAGCTTGGGCTTCAGCATCTTCTTTATCTTTGATTGCTTTCTTGTCAGCTGCAAGTTTCTCTGCGGCAGCCAATTCATCAGCGGTCATTTTCTCTCTATCTGCTTTGGCTTTGTCAGCCGCCGCCTGGTCAGCTTTCTGTCCTTGGAGTATAAACCCATCCCTAGAGTTTTTAAGCTTCGTTAGCTGTGCCTCAGTCTCCTCTATGGTCGCGTCACCTTCTGATGCTACCTCTTCAGGATCAAATATCATTCCAGCGATACCTCCTGTGAAGTCATCTGCTAGATTAGTACCAATATCAATACCAGGTATTAGAGAAAGAGCTTTAGTCATTGCATCTACTGTACCTAATAAGATTGTAATAGGTAGAGTTAAGAATGCTATAACACCTTGAGCAATATCTTTGTTACGTTGAGCAGCTGCGACCTGTGCCTCTTTGGTCTTCTTCATCTGCTCTAACTGTAAGATAGTAGCCTGTATTATCTCGTTAGTTTGCTCAATCTTAAGATCTCTGATCTCTGCTTCGGTTTTACCCTGTAACTTTAAACTATTCTCTTGTGCTGATATTGCATCTAGTGCTTTTTGCTGTTCTGCAACATTAGCCTCTACTTGTGCGTTAAGTTTCTTTTGTTCTGAGCTTACACCAGATACAAGACCTACGATATCATCCCAATATGCAACGATTGTTGCTAGGGCTATAACTAGTAGTCCAATACCAGTGGCTGCAATACCCTTCTTAAGAGAAGATGCTCCTGCAACACCGGATTTGAAAGAGGCCTTTAGAGCGACTCCCATTTTCTTTACACCTACTATTACATTTTTAAACCTACTAGCTAGGCCACCAGTAGCTTCATCAAGTACTGAGACAGCTCCTTCACCAGCTTCACCCGCTTGTTTAGAAGCATCACCAAGTTTCTCAAATTCATCAGCAGCGCCTTCGGCAGCAGTTTCAGTTTTCTTAGCTTGAGTCTCTAGCTTTTGTAATGCTGCTTTTGCATCATCTATGTTTGTGACCGACTGCTCTAGGCCGTCGATCTCAAAGGTTATTTTTACTACTTTATCTGCCATACTATTAAATATAAATTATTAGTTATTTGAATTACTCCGCGCAATGTATTGTGTCTCCACAGAAGTACGATACAAATGGGTTAGCTAAGAATGCATTTAATGTGGTACCTGTATAGTTTATGACGGTTCCACAATACCTAGCACCTGTTCCTTGTGTATTTGCATAATACTGTATTACATCACCTATTTGGAATTGACTACCTTGATCGTCCATTGTAAATAGAGCGCTAGTTGCACAATCTTCAATAGTATAAACACTTGGAGGAGGTGGGCCAATTAAGCAATCGCCTGGTTGAGTACATGCATTACCTTGATCGTTAATTGTAACTACATTACCTGAAGTAATTACAACCGAACCAACTTCTGCACAATACGAGCTCGTAGTACCAGGTTTAACAGTCCATGAAAATGTGGATCCATTAAGTATATAAGTACCCTGTGCTACTACTAGGCCTCCATTTCCAATTAAGTGACAGTTCTGTGCAGGTGGTGGTGCAATACCATTACAAGCATCACAGTCTTCATATAGAAGTTGACCATTCCATGTGTATGTTGGAGATTCAGCAGTGTTTGCATATACTGAACCACAACCAGGACCAGGTGTAATATCTATAAAACTACCTAGTGCTAATTGTACTGGTGATTCTATCGGTCCATCAAATAGACCATCACAACTTAAGAACTTATATTTGTATACAGTTGTACCAGTACATCCTGCGCAGTCTCTATGAATTGTTGTAACATCGTTATCTGGTGCATTTGTTGAATCACCTATTACTTCGTAACATCCTGGATCATTACTTAATTGTACTACATCTCCAGGTGAAAGCGGTGATCCACTTCTACTTGCATAATAAGTATTAGCTCCAGTGCCACATGTTTCTACTTCATAACTAAGAGCAGTTCCACCATTACAAGATACGCAATCTACAGAAAGTGCATCTATAGTATAAAGAGCTGTATCAGTACTTAGAGCCTGAACGTAATAACATCCAGCTCTTTCATTAAGAGTAACTGTTTGATTAATTGGTAATTGAGAAGTAGAAGTAGCAATGTATATTGCTGAACTAGATTGAGTACAGTTGTTTAGGTGTTCTCTAAGTTGATATCTAATATCTTCTATCTGACATGTTAGGTCAACGTTAAAAATATCTGATTGACATCCGTTAACATCTTCTACATAGTATTGGTAATTACCAGGACATAAGCCAGTTCTATCTTCTTGTGTAACTCCGTCATTCCATATTACAGTGTAAGGTGCTCCTGCTCCACCAGCTGGTGTTACATCAATCTCACCATTACAAGGTGCAGTACAGTCTGTAGGATCTAGTTGAGTAAATGTACTGGTTACCGGTGTCGCTGTACTTGCAGGTACGCTCACCTGTACTTGTGCTGTTCTACCAAATAAGTCAGTAACTGTAAGTGTATCAATACCTACTGGTGCATCTATTGTAAAAGTATATGGTGCAGTACCTCCAGGGTTTGCAGTACCCTGTGCGCCGCTCACATCAAGCTCCCAGGTAAACGCTGGCGTACCACCTGTTGTTATTTGTATATTACCTTGTTCACCAATACAATTGCCATTAGAAACCACTACAGAGAATCCATTGAGCGGTAAGTCTAACCATACTGGTCTCTGATCACCAAGAGTAATTAGTTGACATGTTACTTCAGTCTCAGCACCTACTTGTGCATCGATAATCTTTTCAGGTCTATAGTATTTACCATTAACAAAAATAACATCATCGAATGTAAGATCTTGTAAATCCACATTGTTTAAGATAAACTTAGCCGTTAACCTTCTACTGTACTTATCGTATAGTGATGAAATGTAACGTGACCAGTATGCATCAAATAGTGTAGAGCCTTGCTCAAAATAACCAGCGCCTGGTGTTGGGTCAATATAGTATCTAGTGTCGTTAGAGAAATTTAAGTTTAACGATGTCTGTTGTACCGGCCAATTAGAATATGGGGATACCATCGGCCAATAACCAAGCGCCGTATTATTTACTAGGTACCATAGGTCTGCAGATGGCAAGCCAATTGGTAAACCAGGATAGCCTGTTTGTTTACCATTATAGAATAGGAATCTAGTATTAGGTTTAATAGCCACTTGTAACGGATAGCCGTCTGTAGATATATCTCCAGTTAACTCATAGATATTTGGTATTACCCACTGTGGTACTGGTTGCTGGTTTGTTGCAGCGTTATGATCTATCTGATCTAGTGGTGTTGGCGATATACCCTTTACTTCAATCTTACGAGTACCTTTTAGTAACTCATTAGCTGAATTAAATTGTAAGTAGCCATAAGGGTTTTTGTTATTGTCTTGGTGGAACTTGTTAATAAAATCATCATCCGCTGCTTTAGAGAATTCTATAGTAGATGACTGCGTATTAAACAGAGGCTCTAATACCATATCTTTATCTTGGACTAGTTTATGAGACCAGTCATAGGTAACCCCAGAGCCAATGAAATCTTGCCATGGTTCTATAATAAAGTTATTAGGCCTCTTATTATCAGGTTGCATTACTAGTCTAAACATAGTAAGAACATCCTTAATAAAATCTATTTGTTTGTAATCACAATCTAAGTCTAGTGGTGCGTAATAGTCACCAGGTGCTGCAGTACAGTCCCAGTAGGTATTATCTACATTTTGACCACAATCTGGTTGGTCATCACTATCTAGATACACTTTAATTATAGCACCGGCAGGTACACTAACAGAGGGATCATTACGTGAATCCCAAGTCAAGGATGCCTGTTGCATATTCGTTACGCCATTACTAGTAGCTAGTGTAGTTAGCGTACCACCAACATTCATTTCTAATCTTAAGAAACAGGCGGTAGGAAAACAACCATCTGATGGTGTCTCAAATTCTGCAGCCATTTGTGCTGACACAGACATTATATAATACTGAGTACTAGTAGCAGTAACAGGCACAGTAAATTTACTACCAGTGATTTGAGTACCCTCATCGTAATTACTAGAGGCGTTTTGTACCGTATTACTATTGTACATGTACTCACCTATATTGTTTGTACCGTTAATAGTTTCATTAGACTCAAAGACAGTTCCAGTTGTTTGGTCAACTTCCATTTCAATGGATTCGTTATTACCGAATGCACTGATATACATTTGATGGAACTTGGGAGACAATAAGAAATCAGACGTATAAGTATAGCCTGCATCCTCAAAGATCTGATCCCATGCTCTCTTAGCTCTGATCATTGGTTTCATTCGGCTAGCCGCTAGAGCCCATGCACCACCATTAGTAGTAAATGATCTATCAGCATTACCACCTAGGGCAATACGACCTTCATTTGCATCATTATTCTCATTATAGGTATTACCATGATTAATAAGAGGGAATAGAATATTACCAGCTGCAAAACCATCTGTTAGTGCAGGTAGTGGATTACCAGGTACTAGTGGAGTATCACCATAATAGGCTTCCCATGAATCTATGATATCTGTTCTATCATAGGCTCCGAAGTAGTCTAGTGAATCTGTGTATTCTACGTAGGTCGCGCCAGTGTTATCTTCCCAAGTGAAATCACTAAAGTTCATTTGACACATAGTCGATTCACCGATGATACTACTAAAGTCTCGGGTCTCACCTAAGAAGAGTAACTCATAGTCTATACGATCTAGGTCGTCATTAGTGTAGATCTTCTGTAGTCTAATATGACCCTCTCTAAACTCTGCTCCATCTACTATGATTTCAGCCTGGTTCTTTACAGTTACATCAAAATCAATTCCGTCTATTGCATAAGCATTCTCAAAGAATTCGTTATTATCTCTAGTCGCAGGAACTCGGAATGTCTTAGAGAATACCGAGGATGCATCAGCGTTGGTTATATCCTCTATACTAAGAGTTAACTTAATTGGCTCTGTCTCATATAGATCTAAATATAGTGAACCAGCTTCATCAATTATTTCATTGCCTGTTACTGGATCAAGTATAAAGGGGGTACCTTGTTTGTAAACCTTAAGTTGTATCATGTGTTATCCTCTTTGTGATTTAATGTTGTTGGCTAACTTATAGTTAACTGTGTATTGGAATAGTCTATCCTTTCTATAAGTCTTCTCAGTGTATGAACTACTAATAAGATTAATAGGTAACCACTGGTTTGCGTATTCACCAGTAGAGAATCTCACATTAACTTGTGGTGATTTAAACATAGACTCTATTAAGGCTGCCTCTTCATCATTCATATACCCTGACATAGCAGTCCAGTCCTCTTTAATAGACTGTGAGTAAGTTGTGAAACCTCTTGATTGCTTATTAACAATATATCTAGTGTCATTGTAATCTGCGGCCTCTTTAAGAAAGTTATTCCTCTTAGTATTTATCCTCTTCTCGTTCTTCTTAGTAAAGGTGAATTGATCTCTGTAACCCTTTGAGTTTAACCATGCAAACTGTACATGTGGATAATCATTACATGGAGCCTCTAAGATATTGTATCTCTGTGTTCTCCATGCTGACTCATTCATTAGGTTAGCCTGTGCTTGTGGATCCGGGCTACATGATTGAGGTGAGTATAAGACTGGCACTATATAATAGTGAGTAGTCGTTGGATCTAGTTGACCGTATGGAAAGTTAGCAGGGCCTGTTGCTAGTGTAATTACATTAAAGTTACCAGATGGTATGAGTCCCTGATATAATGAGACGTTAGGTCCTCCTCCACTCGATTGAGTATTGGCTAAGAAGGTGGTATCAAAAATATTACCTGCAGCGTTAACTTGCAGTATCCAGAAACCTTCTATACCCTGTACCGCTGTGTTAGGCGGATAGGGTGAGGATAGTCTAAAAGGTGTTTGCCAAAAGGATTTGGTACACTGATCATCTCTATAAACATTGTGAACATCGATACCACCTGGTGAAGAGTAGCCTCCGTTGGCCGTGAGGAAGCTATCTCCTGTGTCTTGGTCAGAGATAGTCCATGTGTTATCTGAGAGTGGCTTGGCCCAATAGTTAATATCGGTACAACCATTGACATCAGCATCTACAATAGGTATAAACTCTGCACCTTCATCATAGGGTACTTGCCAATACTCTTTGCTACCTCCGAGTGTTGTGTAGATAATAGGTGATACAACGAACGGGTCATCTAATTGCCCGTTAGTCTCTGTGGTATATGCGATCTGGTATTGTACTAGTTCTCCATTGGCTATCTGCATTCTAGTGTTCTGTTGTGCAAATCCACCATCGACGTAGTGTAGTCCATCTACGTTATTAATAGTAGGCTGTACCTGTGTCTGTAAGATGTTCTGTATATCAAAGATAGCTACTGCATATCTATTAGGTGTTTGTCTAATATCTGCAATAGCATCGGCTTGACCCACTATAATGATCTGTAAGGCATACTTCTGCTGTGTAGGTGTTATACCTTGGAGTGTAATAGTATTAGCGCCGTAGGCCATATCAAATGGTCTATACGGTGTTTGCGTTGGTTGTACTGGTGTGACTGGTGTTGGCATAGTTTAAAAGTTTGTTATTGTTTCAATAAAGGTATCCCCTATTAGGTCATTGATTTCGTTTTCATCAAAGAACTTTCTAGCTGGTAGGCCGAATGTTCTTGGTGGTTGATATCCAGCACCAAATTGGGGTTGTGTTAGACCGCCAAAGCGATTGCCCCAAAATTTAGACATAGACAGTGCTGATGCGTTTGGCCTAACCCCATAGTTCTGGTAAATACCATAGTTTAACATTTCAAATGAGATTGAGTTAGGTCCATTGGTTTGCCATCGGATACTACCTTTAAGTGCACCAGTATCTACCGGTACGTTAGCCTTCATAGACTGTACTATATCATCACCTAGTTGTGCTAACATAGTTTGTGGGTCGCTAAGCTCGTCGCCTAGTTGTCCAAGTTCTGCTGTTAATTGATCTATTGTTAAACTCATGATGTTGATAAAGATGCTTTTATTGAACTACTCTCTTGTGTTAACCATTGATACAAATAAGGTGTCAATCCGGCTGGTGTTCCGCCACGGAATCGAATACCCCATGTAGGTTGGCCCGAGCCAACAGCACCTAGGTCTATAGATTCCCATGCTACCTGAATTGTTGTACCTACTGCCGGTACTGTTGCTGGTAAATTAGAGAATCCGGAAGTCATTTCGGGATTAGTAGAGCCGGCTTCAAAATTACTTGCAAGGGCGTTAAGTGTATTAGTACGGAATAGATCCCATTCTTCTTGGTTTGCACCAGCATTAACTTTAAATGTAAAGGCACCTTCTCCAATAACTATATGCTGCTCCGTAGGAATAACTGTGTTTGGGGCTGGCAATTGCCAGATCTCATTATTAAGTACTGACGGTAAACTCCATGCATCGTAAGTATCTAATGCAACATTCTCAGCATAGATATAACCGTTAGGCTGGCCATCTTCTCCTACACCTAATTGATATGATGTGTTTGAAGTAGCACTAAACATTAATACATTGTTATCGAATGGTGCAATACAATCATTAAGAGGTGTTGGTACTGCGATTGTAATGGTCGCTGTCATGCCCGCTAGTTCGTCTTGATACTTCTCCTTGAATGGAGTGTAAGTAATCCCTGTGAGCTCTATCTCTGGTTGGTCCTTATAGTAGAAGTAGAGATGGGCTAAGACATCATCAATGTACTGTTGGCACTGTGATTGGATCGTCACGTAGTTGTCATAGGTGTCACCCTCTTCAGGTCTTGCCATGTCCATGACTATCATATTGAATGAGTAGTTCATAACCCCTTTAGTACGGTTACTAGGTGCTGGTAATAAGAAGAGGTACGGGTAGTCTACTCCCTGCTCTTCAGGTCCTAATTGTGATTGCGTCTTTAGATCTGATAGTTCGCCGTACCCAAAGTCTTGTAGCACTAGGTGGTCTTCGGTTACCTGTCTAAAACGGTTTATGATTTCTTTGTATGTCATCTTTGCTTATTAGTTATTTTACGGGCTGCCATAGCCTCTTTAGTCTCTTTCTCTTTCTTTATCTGTAAGAATGTAAGTATCTTATGTAGTGGTTCTGCAGTAATGCTATCGAAGCGCATGACGTCCCAATGAGCTAACTCACAGATTACCATGTACCATCCTCTTGACACCTCTTTAGGGTCATACATCTGTGCATCATCATTAGGTAGATCGCCTCGCTTGTTAAGGCCAAAGAGATCTGCGTATTGCTTATAGATAGTTGCACGCCATGTAATGTATTGGTCTATAATGGCTAAGCCTTCATCGGCCCACGGTGTGTTGACCTCTAAGATCTCTAATACCTTTTGGATATTCTTCTCAATACCCAGACTGAGGTAACAGTCTAAGTCTACAAACTGGCCAAAGGTTAAGCCTGCATAATCCGGTAAGTGATTAAGTGTACGTCGATTGACAGCTGCACTGAGGAAGCCAATGAATAACTGCATACTACCCGGGTCTGCATAATTAAAGTCCTGTGCCTCATAGGTACTGATACTTCCAATTATCCAGGGCCAGTGTGCTTCGTTTTCAAACTGCCATGCCTGTAAGTCCTGCCATTCGGTAATCGTAACCCTCGTAGGGATCGACCACTGCTTATCATTAAGTGTAACTTTAACTGCCATATACTATTAAATATAAACCGTTCGGTAAATGAACTACTATATCTATTGGCCTCCCATTACAGCGTATTGTCCGTATGATTTATTTTGAAGGCGATTCCAGTTTGCAATACAGAGTGCCATGACCATATCATCATGGAACGGCGTACGCGCTGCGTATCTTACATTCCTGGTCTTAGGGTTATATGACATCTCAAACACTTCAAGTTCTTGGTGTAGCTCCGGTAATAGCTGCTGACTTGGTATCCTGATTTGCCCTTCATTGAATGCAAGTATTAGGCTTTCTACTATATCATTCTTACTCTGCATTGAGGTAGTAAATGGATGTGTGTCTTGGTATTGCTTTTTGATCTGCTCAAATATTATGGTACCCATTGAGTTTATCTCTATCATGAGAGTGGCTCCATACTTCTTAGCTAACTGTAAGATATTATTCTGCATGAATGACCAATCCTTTTGATTATCTCTATAGATCTCTATCACATTGCCGGCCTGATCCATTGCTACTGCTACGGTGTAATCTGATTCTCTACCTAAATCCACACCTATGTAAACTTTACCAGCTCTTATTGGGTATTGGTCGAATGTCTTTTGGCCGAAGTTTGTAAAGACCATTGACTCTCCCTCTAAGAACTCTCCTCTATACTCTGCTCTAAAGATAGCTTCTGGTAGGACCTTTTTAGCTGCTGCTATTTCTTCTTGGTTTATGTAGGGGTTATCGCCCTGCTCCATGCGGACGCTGGCATAGTTAGCGTACTCGCTGTCGAGTCCAAGCTTATACATTTGATAGAACCAATCCCTGCCACGTGGAGTACTAAACAGGACCACCTTTTTTCCGTGGACTAGGGCGGTAGGTTCGATAGCTCTACGGTAAGCATCCTCTGATTGATAAGAGGCTTCATCCATAAAGAGGTAGTCAAAGGTATAACCTCTCAGTCCGTCTTCTCTTTCAGAGGATCTAAAGTAGATCTTGCTACCTGTCTTTAATTTTATCTCATGGTTAGAGAAGTTAGTGGTTTCTACTAGGCCACTATCTTTTATAGCTTCATATAGATCTTCCATTAGTTTTCTTGCCTGTTGATAGATTGGTGCTATGATACCTATCTTACTACCCTTTTCATTTATACCGTAATATAGTATGAGGTTTATTAGT